ATGTTGAATTAGAAAAATTCAAAAAAAGTTTTTCTGATTTTTGTCGTCCAAATAGATTTATTTTTTATATCGAGGATGATGAGGATTGGCAAGAAGATTTTCAATATTTATGTAGAGCATGTTCAATACCTACTCGTACTGTAGGTGATGTTCCTGTAAATTGGCAAGGAATGACTTATCATGTTCCAGGTGATCCATCATTCGACACATTTACTGTAACATTTTATAATGACATTGAATATAAATTACGAGACTACTTTGAAGCGTGGATGGAATTAATTGCTGAGATGGATACTAATAAACGAGATATCCATTCCGATATCAAAGCTACGCTAGTTGTGTCACAATTGAATGGTGAAGGTGAAATAGTTAAAAAATATAAACTACAATATGCCCATCCTACCACATTAAGTGAAATAGAATTAGATTGGGAAACCAATGATACAATAGAAACATTCACTGTTACATTTGTATACTCTTATTTTGAAGTATCATATGGGGTATGATTCATCTGCTGGAAAAGACATAAAAGATACTTTAGAAAAAAAACAAAATTATGATATGAAAAAGGATTTACAGAAACCACAAACAAATAATTCTGGTCGAACTAATTATACTGGAAATGCAGCTTTAAGTAATTTGGGTGTAACTTCTAATAACAGATTGTATTGAAATTTATTAAAGGATTTATAATGACTCCAGAATTTTCTGATATAGGTTCAATCAAAGCTCTCTTAGATGATGCACGTCAACGGATAAAAGAATCCGAAGAACGTTGTACTAAAAAAATAGATGAAGCTGAAGTACGTCTTAACAAAAAAATCTATGACCTAGAAATATCATTAAATACAATAAACGTCAAGATATTAGAGTGGTTGCCTCTAATAACAAATCTATCAAAGTCCGAAGATAACAAAAGAAATATCACTATATCATTAGTAGTAATCTTCGTAACTAATATAGTAGCATGGATATTTACTGCGTTTGTTTTCTTCGTGAAAACAGGGGTTATGAAATGATGGAATTTAGTGAAGCAATTTTTGTCATTTTCCAAAAACTGTGGATGCTGTTCATGACATTCTTTTGTTCCTCAACTGATTCGGGACAATTCAATACTAATGTGGGATTGAGATATACAACCGGAATGATAATGGCTTCAATCTTATTCATCATTCTGAAGATGAAAGCGACAGAGACGTTAAAGAAAGAACATATAATTGCAATGATTGGTTCTATGTTTCTGTTCGTCAGATATCTCACTTCTATGGTATTAGAATGGGGATACTATATTGGCCTATACAATGATCCTATAATGTTTTTCATGTCACCACCACTGGAACATTTTTTCTACACAATGTTCGTTGGTTGCTTTGCGTATTACACTCTCAACCATCTCAACTTCTATCCTGGACTGTTGAAGAAAATTCTATATGCAATTCCTATTACTATATCCTCATTCTTCATATACAATGTGTATAAATGGAAGCAGTTTGTAGAAACTGCTGATGTAGTTGGAAAACATTCTTATTGTTCACTAAATTGGGATTCCCATATCATCATAGTGGTTTTCATTGTGTATATTATATCAGTGTATTTCTATAAGAAGAATCAAGTTCAATCAAACGATTATCTAATTCTATTCTGGATTATAATGTTAGTTAGCAATCTGTGTATGATTTACTCTCGTATAGATACAATAAACTTTAAATCATATCTTCTTGCATCATACACATTTGATTTCTTATCTGTACCAATTCTGAGTTTACATTTCATAAAATCTTACATTAACAGAGCAAAATTTTGTACGACTTGTGAAAAATATAATATGGCGGTTTTACTCAATAGGGAAATTTAAAATGAAAAAAGTGGCATTTATTGATGATTGTGTAATAAGCATCGAGTTGATGAATTTTATATTGAAACCGCTTGGATATGATTTATATGCATATAGATATGTAGAAGACATTTTAAAAAATATTCCAAAGGATATTGATGTTGTCATTACAGATTTTATTATGTTTGATATGGACGGTCTAACCCTCATATCTAAACTTAAAGAATTTATGCCAGAAACAGTCAAGTATATCATCTGCACTTCTTACAAAACAAAAAGCATGTACAAGTGTTGTGAAGAAGATAATCTGACTCTTGTAACAAAACCTTATCACACTGAACAACTAATAGAAGCAATTGAAGGGAAGAGTAACTAATGAGTTATACCGATCAGTTTAAAACATCCAACTTTAGAGTAGTACTGAGAAATGATATGAAGAATCTTGAGTTCTTTGCAACTGAAGCTTCTATCCCTTCAGTTACTATTGGAACGATTGAAGCTGGTTGGCAGAGCATGAAAGATAAAAGACCTGGAGATTCACTTGACTATGAACCTCTAGCGTTGACTACAATCGTAGACGAAGATTTTCAGATTTATACTGACTTCTATGCACTTCTAAATACAACACACAATCCAAAGACAAACAGAATCCAAGTGACACCAGAAGTTTTCGATTTAACTATTTTCATCACCACAAACAAAAACAATCCTATCTACTCAGTAACTTTTTATGATGCATGGATACAAACCATTTCCGCTATAGAGTTACAGACAATCTCAGGTGATGACAATGGAATCAAAGTTACTATAGGAATTTCGTATAACTATTTTCTACTAAACAAGGAATAAACTAAATGGCGTTGTTCCAAATGAAAAATGCGTATCCACTTCTGAAACATCCAGAAAAATATATAGCAGAAAACAAAGTTGTCACAGCAAGAAGTGGATGGGAAATTTCTTTTATATTCGATTTTCTTGATAAACATTCATCAGTGTTGTCATGGACATCAGAAGATATAATCATTCCTTATTGCTGTCCGGTCAGGAATAATTCAGTGCATCGATATTTCCCAGATTTTATGATGGAAGTAAAAGAAGCTACTGGAACGATAAAAGATTATCTAGTAGAAATAAAACCATTTATAGAAACTAATCCTCCAACAAAACCTAAACGTATGAACAAATCATATATAGATAGAGTGAATACGTACATCAAGAATTGTGCTAAATGGGATGCTGCCAGAACCTATTGTAACAATCTTAGAAAACAAGGAAAGAATATAGAATTTGTTATCATGACAGAGAAAGGTATTTACTATGAAGATGGAAGATTTGAAAGAATTTGCTTCTTTAAAACATAAAGATCGTATTGTGTGTGAGTATTGTGGTCATATATATGATGGAACAGTTTTTTCTCTGTGTACTAGATGTGCTTGTTTAAACAAATAAAATGGATTCATTATATTTTGTAATTCCACTATTCATGATCATAGGGATTTTTTATTTTAGTATTCCTACAGACCAACCAGAAAAAAAGAAACCAACCTATAAAGATTTCTCAAAGAATATAAATGACAAACTATGAACTGGATACATTCTTAACCATAACAGAAGGTGTAGGATACTCTGATAGGAGACAATTCTACCAAACTGCATATGGTTGGGGTTTCAATCAATACTTCTGGATTGAACTAGAAGTTATACCACCTGTAGTTCCACCTACGTCTCTTGGTGGTGGAACTGTAACTGGTACTATACCTAAACACATTCAACAGGTTCACGTTGTCAGGATTTACCTCAAAACACCATCAGGACAAATTGTTTCTAAGAGATGGGAAATCACCAAAGTATTCTATAACATTCTGTTGAAGTTCATAGAAAAGAAAATCACCATTCCAACTGTGATAGTAAAACAAGTTGGAATGGTGATTGACTACTACGAGAAAGTTAAAGTAAAACTTAAACTAATTTGATTTACTTTTGAATAATAGCTATTAAAATATATTCGAACAATCTACTATCTCCCCAAATATTCTTCACATTTTGATCCATTTCATATCTAGAATGTATTTTTACTGTTTCTTTTGTGTTTTGTTTGTAAATATAAACATCATATTTTTCTGGATGCTGTAAAGCATCCATAGTTGCACCTTCCCAAAATCTTTTACCATTGTACGTTTGCTGAGTATCAGTTACAATTCCACCAAACATAGGAATGAGATAATCAAAGAAAACAATTTTAGGAATACCAGCAGAAAGAAAACTAGATTTATTTCTGTGGACTAAAACCTGTCTAGTTACTTTTTGTCCTACAATGTTTCGAACGTCTTTGAACTTGACGAAATATTCAACTTCATCGTTCACCACGAACATGAAATATCCATTATGATCATCACCAGATTTATAAAGATTTTCTGTGTCAGTAGGTTTAAATTTACTTCTGTTCTTATTCCAATAATCCTGAGAATCTTTCTGTAATTCTAAAGTATCCAGTGGTTCTATTAGCATAGGTGGAGGTGCTTCTTCTAACATTTGTACAAATGATTTTTTCATTCTATTATCCTTTCAACATTTCCAAATACTGTTGTTCTGAAATAATAGGGATTCCAAGTTGTGTTGCTTTCTTGAATTTAGTAGAACCACTTTCTTCTGATGCAGCAATCAGATAAGAAAGATTCTTCGATACAGAAGAAGCAATGAATCCACCATTCTCTACGATCTCTTGTTCAATCACAGAACGCTTCCTGCTCATAGTTCCAGTCAGAAGAAAACTCTTTCCTGTAAGTTTCATTTCTTCACCTTCTTTCTTTTGTTGTTCGACATAGCAATACCTGCTGTCAGCTAAAAACTGTTGTAGCAGACTGTAGTATTTCTTCCAATCAGAAGATGCATTCTGGATTGTCAAATCACCAATTCCTGCTGGAAGAAGTGTATAGTTCTGTTTTTCAAAAACATCATTGACATTTGAAAGAGAACCATAGTGTTGAAACAGTTTGTCGAAGTTCCTCTTTCCAATTCCATTGATAGGAAAATGTTTCATGATTTCATGAGGTGCTTTCTTAAACACATCATTCAGAGCTTCAAAGAAATTGGTTTGTGTTTTATAGGATGAATCTGGATTCCAAGACAACAGTTCTTCAAACGAATTGATATTCCAGTTTTTCAAAGTTGTTTCTGAAACATTCTCAATTCCAATTGACTTGATAAAACTTTCTACACGTTTGGTTGAACCACAAGACTCATTAGGACAAACCAAATTAACACCTTCCCATGATACATTTCCACCACACTCAGGGCAAGATGTAGGAAGAATCGAATCGCTATAATCTACTGGTGCAACAACTTCTAGGATCTTTGGAATAATTTCTCCAGATTTATTTACTCGTATTACTGCTCCAACCCCAATCATGTTTTCAGAGATGTATCGTGCATGGATTCCAGTGACATTTGAAACTGTGGTTCCATCAAGTTCAATTGGTTGAATGTTACATACAGGAATAAGTTTGTTTCCCTTTGATACTTCCCATGTGATTCCATTCACCATAGTTTCTTTTCCATAATCATTGATCTTGAAAGCAACTTTACCTTCAGGAAGAAAAACATCTTCACGTTGATATGAAATATCAGAAAGCACTAAACCATCAATAGCATATTCTGCTGTTTTTTTCCAATCAAAATATACTCGCTTCAATTCTTCATGAAGCTGTGGAAAATCTTTTCGTGTTGATATATACTTTGGAGTTTTAAATCCAAGTTCTTCTACATAACGAAATTGATCGAGTGGATTTAATTTAGAAGAAATGATTTCATACACATAACCAAACACATAACAAAGCTTCTCTGGTTCAACTTCCTTTGAGTTTAAAATTCCAACTGTACCATTTCTGGTATTCTTATATGGAAGAACTTCGAGAGATTCACTATGGAGTGTAAATTCTCCACGAATGTCAAGTTTATTTTGATATGGAATTGTCTTTGGAAGGATGTAGTTGGCTTTATCTGTCCAGTCAGTTCCAGTGATTCCATCACCACGAGACAAACAAGAAACCAGTTTTCCCTTTTCATACACAGCAAAGAAAGAAGCACCATCAACTTTCTCAGAAATGAAGAGTGACTTCTTGATATGTTTTGAAACCCACTTCTGGAAGTCCTCTGACTCTTCGTACTTGTATTTCTCAAGTGAACCTAGTACGTACCCTGACTTTGTACTTCCAACGTGTTCTGTGAGCGTTTTACGGAATTGAATAAACTCGTTATCAAACATTTCATTCTTTAATGATTCAACCAACACATCATAGGTTTCATCAGAGATGACTGGATTACCTTCACGGTATTGTTGATTGTGAAATGTAATCTGAGATTTTAGTTCTTCTACGTTTATCATAACCTCTCCTATTTTAATTTTGATTTCACATCTAATATAGCTTCATTTATCGTATGCTTAAAATCAGAATGTATTTTTGTTTTGTTTCCAATGAGTAACCTGTACCCATATACAGGACATCCCTGCAATTCAAAACTATAACCTTTATGTACAAACTCTGTCAGCAGTTTTAAATCATCCATTAAAGTTTCCTTAACGTTAATTATATTTTACAATTGATATACTTTTTGTAAAGTACTATTTACTCCACCACTCTATTGATTCAGATAATGGCAGTTCACACTTGTGTACTGGCAATGGTTTATGTACCATAATTGTTACACCTGCAGGAACATTTATAAATTCGTCACTATTAGGTTCTTCAACATCATAGTTGTAATGAAATACGTCACCTTTTTGCCCAAGTTCAACTATATATTTAAAATCTTTAAAAGTCATTTTAACATTCCTCTAAATTTTACCTTCCATTACGAGAAAGTTTCCTTGCAATAAGATTATAGACAATTGCAATGGAAAGCATCACACCAGCTTCTACATACTTTCCATATACAGCAAGAATGGCAGTCAGTAATCCAGCAATACCATAATCGATATATGCAGCAGAAGAAAGTTTAGTAGACAACAGTTTGTCAGCAATCCAAGTTTTCATGATAGTGTCTCCAATCCATTTAACATTTCTTTAGTTGAAATTTCCATATCCCAATAACGTAACAACACTTCTTTGTTTAGAATAACCCATTGCTTAACTATTGTCAAGTATTTTTTCTGTTTACATGTTCCAGAAACAATCTGTGGGTCATCTGTCACAGAAACACAATATGAATCAGACAAATCTATTTTTGATGATGTATTATTTTGAACTTTGATTCTGCATCCTGAACTATAGTTCTTGACTGATACCCAAATCACCATAGGCAATCCAGTATCAACTTGAACCAAATTAGAAAACTCGAACAATTCTTCTGATGGTGTATTTAAAATTTTGACAAACTTTTCATTCAACATTTTAATTTTCTATTTCTCGTCTCATGACTTTTTCAACTAAGCGAAGTATCGCTTGCTCTTTGGTAGGTTTATAATTATCTTCTTGATAACGTTCATTTGCATTATTGAAGTTTACACAAATCCATCCTCTATCGACATCATATTCCAGTGATGGCTCATGACCTTTCTCTACTAATACATCCAACAAACTAAAGCAAGCAGAACTATTGTTAGCAGAGTAATCAATCCATTCTGGTTTGTGTTCGATAATGCTATCACTCACTCCAGCCCATCTTGCTATAGATTTATTATCCATTTTTATATCCTCCAAAGTTAATATCTTAATTTATTCCATTCCAATGATGAAGAAGATGAGGCCAACGATGATTGATAATTGTATAAGCTGATAAAGGATCAATATACCCATCATCTTTAAGAAATTCATAAAGTTTGGTATCCATCATTTTTACCAATTCTAAAAATTTCATGTCAATCCCCTTTACGATTTAAATTATAATTCTTTATACCAAATCAAATTGATTTTGTCAACAAAAATATTTTTTCATATCATGTAAAAAAAGAATTGACAAACGCTCACTTTTATATTAAAATTATCTTGCGTGATAACGCAAAGACCTATACTGCTTTTAATAGTTACTTAGTGGTTCTACAGAATACATAAATAACATTAAGAAATCTAATTCGTAGAGGAACATTCGTGATAGAAATTAACAGAAAAGAAATTTCAATTTTAGAGTATGAGATTGAAATTGAAGGATTAGATTTGTCAGATATTTCTGAGATAAGATTTTCCATTGTCGATGGAAGTCTTGTTCATTCTATTCTTGGAAATTTATCTGGTAAGAATATTGAATTTAAAATACAAGATTGGGAATGGATGAAAAATTCATATTACCAATTCTTCATAGAAG